GGTTGGGTATAACTGGATTTGGAATGGTAATCAATGGGAGCCTTATGTCCCAGCATTGAGCGTTGCTCCTGCAACCACAGGCTCGTTTGACGCAGGTAGCGCTACTGTTTATGGTACAAATCCGATCACAATCAGCGCAGTAACACCAGTTGTGCCTCAGTTTTCTTTGGTAAATACCGTAGGCGCAGTTGGAACAATTTTGGTTTCAACAGGAAATACAGGTACTTGGGTATCAAATGGGACAACTGGGCAAGTTTTACAAGCCAATACTGGCGGTTTACCTACATGGGCAACAGTTAGTTCTTTAGCATTACCGACTGCGCTTTATGTTACAGCATCACAAAATTTTGGAGGATTTTAAATGGCCGCTAATACACAACCTATTTTTCCTTTAACGCCTGTCATTGGTGTTGGAACACTTGTTTCTGCCACTCCCATTACTTCTAATGCAAATATCACAGGTACAACGGGATTGGTGCAGTTGACTGCAACATCAACCAATGGAACTCGTATTGACAACATTACTGTTCGTGCTCAAGGCACTTCAGTTGCGTCTACTGTTTACATTTGGATATACAACGGAACAACATCTTATTTGTTTGACATGATTGATATATCTGCAATCACAGCTTCAACAACTGTAGATAGCGCTTATGTTTCTCGTGCTTATACAAGTTTGACTTTGCCACCCACATATCAGGTTTACATTTCACAAACCGTTCAGACCAACGTCAACGTGTTTGCATTCGGCGGAACTTACTAAAATGTTTCCACAGTCATTCACCAAGAATGCGGGTTTCCCGTATTACACATACGATCAAAGGGGACTACTGCGTCAGTGGTCTCCCAATGATGGTACACAGGCTTTGGTCGATAGCTTGGGAATGTTTACTTACTACAACAGTAACAACCAGATATTTGACAACAACAATGTCAATACTTATCAAGTATTTGATGACGATGAGTCATGCTTCCAAACGGGGAATGGCGCTTGGATTCTTGAATATCCACATTGGGACTTAGTAAACGATTGGCAACTCCCTGATACAGAAGCTTTGTACAACGCCACTTATTCTTCTGTAAGTGGTTTACCAAGATTTTCAGGTAGAGTGTATTTTACTTCTGTTGCTAACACCATTACATCAGTTGTAAATCAAAATAACATTTCTCAAACTGTTCCATTTTCACCTGCAAGTGTTGGAGACATAGTTGTTGTTGGTTTTACAACGCCAAATGGAACAGCTAGACTTCCATTAACAGGATCAACAAATCAACAGCCTTCCATAAATTCTTTTGTTTATAGTTCTGGTATTATTTCCATAGTATTAACCAATCCAAATGCTAATTCAACCATGACTATGACTTCTGGAATTACTTGGAACATCATGCTCATCAAATCTTCGTAGGAGTAAATTATGCCAATGGTTCGCGCAATGCGCTTAGTAAATTCAATTGAAGCGGGTAACACAAACAGTGCAACCCTTCAGCAAGCACTGACCAATGGTGGAGTGTTGTCAGACTTTAACTCTGTGCTACAGCTTCCCGGACAGTGTAATGTATTGGCAACTTCTACTACTGCTTTAGGAGCAATTAGTGGTTCAACAACTGCAACAACTGCCGCAGTCAATAGCCCCTATTTAAATAACCCAATTGTTAATAATTCTACTTCAAGATCATATTTGCAATCATCTGGAAGACCTCTTTTGCAGGGTTTAGCTAATGCAAACCAATCAACATGGATTCCAAATGCAAACTACCCAACACAAGGTGCGAGTTTAAATAACGTAGTTAACGTAAATGGTACGGGAGCTTGTTATGAAGTTGCGTATGGAAATGGGGTATATGTAGCAATTCCTTCTAGTGGTCAATCTACATATACATCCACTGATGGTATCAATTGGACAACAAATACAAGCGCATTACCAACTTCTACAACATGGGCATCTATTACTTTTGGTAATGGTTATTTTGTAGCTGTTGCTGGATATAGTGTGACATCAACTGTTGCCGCTTATTCAACAAATGGTGTAACTTGGACAAGTGCAACATTGCCATCTTCATCAAACTGGACATCAGTTGCTTTCGGGAATATCAGCGGTACTAATTATTTTGTTGCTATTGCTGGCGGTGCTGGATCTGCTACAACAGTTAATGCTTATTCAACTAATAATGGAGCAACGTGGACTGCTGGTAGCGCATTATCTTCTTCAGCTACTTGGCAACGCATAGTTTTTGGAAATGGAACTTTTGTTGTAACTGCTGGACAAAATAAAGCAGGTGGAGGCAGTGCAAGCAGTTCTACTTCATATACGACAAACCCAACAAGTTCTTGGACAGCAGGTGGAGCACTGAGTACTTCTGCACTTTGGGGCCAATTGGCTTTCGGAACAATTAGCGCAACACCTTATTTTGTTGTTATAGCATCTACGGGTGCTGTTAATTATTCAACTAATAATGGAGTAACTTGGACTGCGGGTACTTCTTTAACAAGTAACAGTTGGTATGGATTGGCTTTTGGTAATGGATATTTTGTTGCTACATCATCAGGTGGAACTTGCGCTTATTCAACAAGTGGAACTGCATTTACAAAAATGTCTCTTTTGTCAAATAATGGTGTAAGTTATGGTGCTTATGTTACATACGGAACTGCTTTTGTTTCAGTTAATCAAACTGCTAATGATAATGGTATTTTAACCGCCCCCTCAACAGGGTTGCCAACTTCTACCCCCACAACTGCTTCAATATTTGCAACATATAGCTATACTAATTTCTATAGCTTTGCTAGTGCATATGGTAATGGAACATATGTCATAGCTGGCCCCGGAGCTGTTTACACATCAACTGATGCGGTAACATGGACAAAAACGCTTGTTCCAATATTTACAGTATCAGGAGGTAATCCAACTTCTATTGCATACGGTGTAATAAACGGAGTTGGTTATTTTATGTGCGTATGTAGTTTAGCACTCTCTAGTCAAATAGGAGCTTATTCGACCAACGGAACTACTTGGCAATATGCGCCTTTACCATCTTCCGCTCTTTGGTCTTCTGTTGCATATGGAACAGTTGGTGGTACGCCTTGTTTTATTGCTGTTGCAGGAGGTCAACTTCAATATGGTGGAACTTCGGCTAATACAAGTTCGGGTGCGTCTTCAACCAATGGAACCACATGGGGAACTTTTAACTTAGGTTCATCTCACCAATGGTGTTCAGTAGCAATTGGAAATAACTATGTTGTAGCTATTCCAAATGATGTTGCAAACTTATATGACTACACAAATACCTTGAGTGGATTTTCAGAAGCTACAAGTACACTTGCAGTAGGCTCAACATCTATAGTATATGCAAATAATTATTTTTTAGTTGCTAATTCTAATTCAATATATTACATTACTACCGCAGGTTTAAGTGGTGCTTTTACTCCGTTAAGTTTGTCTTGGACTCCGTGGGCTTTAGGGACAAATGGTTCTACTGTTATTGCTTATACACAAGGGGCAACTGGAACAGGAACAAACGTATATGCTTATTACAGCACTACACCAACAACTAGTTGGACATTTGGCTCTTTAGTTGGTGGAACAAATTCTGGTTCTGTAGGACAACCTTTAGCTATTACTTATGGTAATGGTTTATTCCTTTCAACAAATCCTACGAGCGTTGGCTCTTCTCCGTTGGCAATTACGAGTTACTAACATGAAAGTAATATACGAAAACACCAAAGTCATTGGTACTGCTACTGATGCATATGATGGCCCAAATTCTTGGGTCATAGCGCCTGATGGGTTTGATGTAAACAAACTTGACCAATACACAATGGTTGACGGTGTTCCTACACTGCCATCTTTGTCAGTTACAAACAAAGCACAGGCTATGTCATTATTGGCCGCAACTGATTGGACTGAAGTGCCTAGTGTAACGAATACCGCAAATCAGCATCATTTAATAAATGCCGCTGATTTTGTGGCTTATCGAATAGCCTTAAGAGCTATAGCTGTGAATCCGCCAAACACTGTTGTGTCTTGGCCCACTTTACCAATTGAACAATGGAGTAACTGATCATGCAATTCATTAACGATATCCGCAATCATTTAGCGAACTTTGAAACTGAGGCTTCTGAAGAGATTCATAAGTTTCTTGACCATTTGAAAACGGTTTATGAGCACAAAGAAACTGCTGAAGTACCCCCTCCTGCACCTTTAGGTGAAGCCGCCTCTGCTCAAACTTTCATAGCGCCCGTGCTTGGCGTTCAACTTAAAGTTGAAGAAACGCCCGTTGAAGCCGCTATTGAAGCTGAGCCTATACCTGCGCCTACACTTGAAGTTGAAGAGCCCGCTCAAACCGAATTACCTTTAGAAACACGCGTTGAGAAATCATAATGGACGCAACTGAGGCGCGTATCGTTGAAACCGAAAAGCAGCTTTCCGTTCATGAGGCGGTTTGCGCTCAACGATATGAGGCTATTCAAAAACGCTTTGACGACGGTTCAAAGCGAATGAAGCGAATTGAATATATATTGTACTTAGTTGCGGCGGCTACTTTCATCGGTGCTGACAATCTTGCGAAACTTTTAAAAGCTCTTATAGGTGTTTAAATTGACCCCTTCACACTTGTCGCTCTTGCTTCTGGCGCTTTCAAAATGTGCAAAGACGCTTGTGAGATGTACAAAGAAGGGCGTCAAATTGTCACTGAAATTGCCCATGAAGTTGATGGAGTTGTCAAAGACGTTAAGAGTGTACAAAAGAGAGCGAAAGGGCTACTTGGGTTCTTAACTGGCGTTTTTGGTAAAAAAGAGGAAGAGCAACCACAAGTTTCTAAACCCGCCAAGAAAGTCAAGAAAAAGAAAGAGCCTCCGCCAGAGTTTGACGAGAACCTCATTTACCAACAAGTAAGTGATGCTCTCATCAAGTTCTATAGAGCGTACAACGCCCTAAAAAACTATACGAAAGAACAGGAAGAATTTGCTCTCCATGCAAATAACGAGGAAGGCCAAGAAGCCGCAATCAACATAACGATTGCAAATTTGCAGATGGAGAAGTTGAATTCAGAAATGAGTGAATACATGGTATTTCATGTACCAAAAGAATTGAAAGACTTGTATACACGAGTAAATGAACAGATTGGGCATATCGCCAACGTGCAGGCGCTTGCTAGACGAGAGGAGATGTTAGCTAAACGGAGAGCACAATGGCAACGGGCGCAAAAGGAAGAGCTAATCAAAGATCGAATGGTGGCTTCAGTAGTTACAGTTCTACTGATCCTTTGGATGTGGGGAATGATCCTAAGTCTGACGCACCAGCCATCATACTGATTGTGATTCTATTGGTTGTGATTTTGTTCTTTTTGCCTTTGCTCGGCTGGATGTACGTTGATATCAGATCTATGGAAATCAGAGTTGACAAGGCTTTAGCAAGGATTGAAAACAAATGAAATACGCAATCTTATTGTCGCTCTTGCTGACGGGTTGTCATGATCAATATCGTTATTTCTGCCAAGATCCTGATAATTTCAAGGCCGAACGGTGTCAAAAACCTTTGTGTGAGTTCAATCAGGACTGTCCTGAATATCTTGTAGCCCCTGTTTTGGAGAAAAAAATTGAAGGAACTCCTGCTCCTGTTGCTCAACAGCCCCAAGGAACGGCTGTCTGCAGATGAAATAGAAATCAGAGTTAGGTCATTCGTAATCATCGTAGTGACCTTGATTTTAGCGTTCATTGTGATGGCGCTTCTTTATTCGGTGACCTTTGTGTCTCAACCGATAAAGGCCATGGCACCTATTGATCAAGCCTACACAAAAATGCTCAATGATATTGTCCTGCTAATAGTGGGCGGTATCGGCGGCATTTTAACTAAGGGTTTGACTAATGAAGCCACTAACATGATGAACGCTGCAAAAGCCAATAAGGACGCTTATGTCGCACCGCCACCCCTACCACCTGCTTCTATTGTTATGGCTAGCCCTAATTGGAGCCCACCTCCTCCGCCAACTACGCCGCCGACGCTAGAAAACGATTTTGAACGCGAGCGCATGGCCCAAGCGCGTGCAGAGGCACATCGTGCTTAGTTGGTTGTCATGGTTCTTTGATGACCTATTTTATTGGGTAGCCGTTATTGCGCTTATAGGTGGAGCAGCGGCTTATGCGCTGAGTTATCTTGTAGGGTTTCTCCCTATGTTAAAGCCCCATGCAATCATCATGAAGGCAGTGGGTTTATTGTTGGTTATCTCAGGAGGCTACTATGTCGCAGATCACAACGGTTATCAAAGGCGTGTTGCTGAAGATAAAGCAGAAATTGAGCGTCTTAACGGAGAAGCTCGCGCAAAAGAAGCCGAGCTCAACACAAAGCTCGCAAGAGCCGCCGGTCAACTGAAGAAAGCTAAAGATGACATCAAAATTAAAACTGACTCTATTAATGCTCGCATTGATGCTGGCGAGTTGCGCCTCCCCTCCGCCTGTGGTGTACAAGCCAGTTCAGGTTCCGCCTCTGGGGATGGAGCCGCTGGAGCCGAATCTGAGCGACAGGCTATTAAAGATATTGTCCAAATCGCCGCAGACGGGGACAGCGCCATCGTCAGCTACAACTCCTGCGTCGCCCGCTACAATCAAGTAATGGAAACCGTGAATGAGGGGGTTAAATGATTACTGCTGATCAACTTCATCAACTTCAAATTGGGCCTCAGTGGGTTGATCCGCTCAATTATACTTTTCAAAAGTTTGGAATAAACGATGTTAACCGCCAAGCTGCGTTTATTGGACAATGTTCACACGAGTGCGACCACTTCAAAACACTGGAAGAAAACCTTAACTACAAGCCCGAAACCTTACAAAAACTGTTCCATACTCACTTCAAACCTGAAGAATACGCCGTTTTTGCCCACAAACCTGAAAAAATCGCCAACCGTATTTACGCTGGCCGAATGGGAAACCGTAACGAATCCAGCGGAGACGGGTGGTTATATCACGGAAGGGGTTGCATACAGTTGACTGGACATGATAATTACTGGCATTTCGGTCAATCAGTAGGAATGGATTTTGTTCATAACCCCGCTCCAGTTCTCACACCGATGTATGCGGCGCTTTCGGCGGGGTGGTTTTGGTCAACTCATAATTGTAATGAGCCAGCTGAGGCTAAAAACTGGGAACTATTAACAAAACGGGTTAATGGCGGAAATTTCGGTTTAAATGAACGAATTGCCTTAACAGAACGAGCTTTGCAAATTTTAAGCTGAGGCTTATAATTACGCTCAAAAGGAACGACTATGACCGCCTCTTTTGCCCTGACTTACGACAGTTTGATCACCACTGTAGAGCAGTATCTTGAACGTAATGATGCGGCTACGGTGAATCAAATTCCGACTTTTATCACGTTGTGTGAATTTGAAATCGCACAGCAGATCAAAACGCTTGGGCAACAGCAAGTTATTCAAGCCAACATGTCTCCTAATAATCCGGTTTTGGCTAAACCGGCTAGGTGGAGAAAAACAGTTTCAATGAATTTGACGCTCAACGGCGTTATTCAACCGGTGTTTTTGCGCAAATACGAATACTTGAGGTCATATGCGAGCAGCTCAACCACAACCTCAACTCCGCTTTATTACGCAGATTACGATTATCAACACTGGATTGTCGCGCCTACTCCAGATCAGGCATATGCGTTTGAAGTGCTCTATTACGAGAGAATTCAACCTTTGGCGTCTGACAATCAAACTAATTGGTTAACGCAATACGCGCCAAATGCGGTTCTTTACGGCACTTTGATGCAGGCGATGCCGTTTTTGAAAAATGATTCGCGTCAAATTTTCCAACAAAAATACAAAGAAGCTATGGACGCATTGAAAGCCGAAGATGAAGTTCGGTTAGGTGACAGAAACACAATGGCTATTGAAAGTTAATCATGACCTCATATGTAAACCCGTTCACAGGACAAACGATCTCCCCCTCAGAGGTCGGTTATGAAGCGCTGACAATTTCTGCGAATACGCCTTTGACTTGGCCTATCAACGGCACGTCAACTTCAACAACGGTGGCGGCGGCCATCATGGCGGTTACCGCTACAACCACGGGGCTTCAACTTCAAATGCCCCCTGCGATTCAAGTTTCAACGGGTCAAGACGCGTTGATCAATAACGTAGGTTCAAACCCGTTTACGATTACTGATGCGAGCGGAAATACCATTGCAAGCGTGGCTTCGGGGGCGGTTCAATACGTTTATGTAACTGACAATACAACATATAACGGCACATGGGCGTCATTCACTTTTGGAACAGGAACTTCAGCGGCCAATGCCGGATCATTAGCGGGAGCGGGTTTGACCGCTTTAGGAGCAACCCTAAATCAAAATTATGTAAATACCTCTTATTACTCAAATGCGACTTTGAGCACTTCAACTCGCGCAACTTTTGCATTGTGGGCGGGAGGGGCTGGAACTTTGACTTTACCCGCAGCCTCAACCGCTTCAAGTGGATGGTTTGTTGTTATAAGAAATAATGGTTCTGGAGTAGTCACAATTACGCCTTCTGGTAGTGATTTAATTGATGGCAACTCAAACAAACAACTTCAATTGACTGAATCAGCCGTTTTTGTTTCAACCGGTTCAGGTTGGTCAACTTTTGCATACGGCAGATCAAACACTTTTGCCTACACATTATTGTCATTGGTTGTAACTGGTGGAACCACAACTCTGACCTCAGCTCAAGCGGCAAATCAACTTCAAGAATATTCAGGAACGCTGACAAGTAATCAAGTAATTATTGTTCCTCAAACCGTTCAACTTTATTTTATAACGAACCTTTGCACAAACGGATCTTACACTTTTACCGTTAAAACTTCTGCTAGTGGTGGAGCTACGGTCATTATGTCTTCAAATTCATCGCTTGTTCTTGCTTGCGATGGAACTAATGTATTTAACGCAGCTTCAGGTTCAAACAATACGTTTACAAATTTAGTTTTGGCAAATGGTTCTTCAGGTGCGCCGTCTTTGAATTTCACAGGTGACAACTCATCAGGTTTATTTTTACCTACAACTGGCGCAGTCGGTGTCGCAGTGGCGGGAACAGTCGGAGCTCAATTTAGCACAACAAATGCCTATTTTCCATACGGAATACAAGGAGGTCAATTTTGACCGCAAAAGTCATCTCCCTTGCTATTCAGCCAGGAATTCAAAGAGACGGAACTCAATTCGATTCGATCAGATATGTTGACGGATCTTGGGTGAGGTTTCAACGTGGGCGTCCGCGTAAAATTGGCGGATATAACGCCATCTTTTTGAATTCTCCTGGAATTGCCCGCGGGATGATTATGCAGTCATCAACCGGTACAAATTATGTTTATGCTGGGGTGAGTAACGGTATTTTCGGTTGGCAAACATCAACTACTCAAGGTCAAGGTTCAGGTCCGACGCAAATCTCTTTGTCATCTGATTTTAGCTATAACGCTAATAATCTTTGGCAATTTGACGTTTCATATAATAGTTACGGTTCAGGGGCGCTGACACTTTACGCTCATCCAGGTCAAAATTTAGCCAACATTGATAGTACTGTGAATACTCCGGTTTTATATGGAAATTTTCCTTATGGTTCAATGTCAAAAGTCGGAGTGTTCAGCGTTTCAGGTGCATACTTGAATAGCACAACAATCATTTTACCTTCAGCGAATTATTTGATCGGGGTGGGTCAAACATTGTCTGGAACCGGAATTACGGCGGGTACAACTGTTACGGCTGTAATAGTGATTGCGAACGCAACTTTTATAGGTTATATTTCCGGTATTACTTTGACCGTTACTTCTGTCACTGCGGGGTCATTGATTGTAGGTCAAAGTATTACTGGCGCTACCAGTGTAAACATTACTTCTGGTACAGTTATAACCGCTCTCGGAACGGGAACGGGTGGTGTTGGAACCTATACGGTTAATAATTCTCAAACTGTGGGTGGCGTCGCAAATCTAGTCGCTATGATTGGTGGACCGACTACGACGATTACCGCTTCAGCCGCCGTTACTACCGGAAGCAATATAACGGTGACTTTTGACAACAACATTTCAGTATCAGGCGGGTGCTGTATGTTGTATCCTTATTTGTTTGTTTATGGTAACAACGGTTTGATTCAAAACTGCTCGGCCGGAAATTCGAATAATTGGGTTGCCGCTGATGCGAATGCTAACAATGTTTCAGCTACTAAAATCGTAAGAGGCATGGCTTTGCGTGGCGGTACAACTTCACCTGCAGGTTTATTTTGGTCGCTTGATCAGTTGACCCGCGTCACTTACGCCCCTCAAACCGTAGGCACTTCGACTTTATATTGGCGTTACGATATTATTTCAGGTCAAACGTCAATCATGTCGGCTCAATCAGTGATTGAATATGACGGCATTTATTACTGGTGCGGAATTGATCGTTTTCTAGCTTATAACGGTGTTGTTCAAGAAATAAAAAATGAAACCAATTTGAATTATTTCTTTGACAACATTAATTATAATTATAGACAAAAAGTTTTTGCAACAAAAGTTCCACGTTGGGGTGAGATTTGGTGGTTTTACCCTAGAGGCACTTCAACTGAATGTAATGACGCGATCATTTACAATGTACGTGAACAAGTCTGGTATGATGCGGGTCAAGCCTCAGGTTCAAACCGTTCATCAGGCGTTTTCTCAGAAGTGTTTATAAAGCCTATTTGGGCCGACAATACGCCGTTGACCGCCTGCACTTTTAACGGTTCAATTTCAACTTCAGGACTTTTGACAGTAAGCTCAGTCATATCAGGTACATTGGGCGTAGGTCAATTTATTTCAGGTACTGGTGTAGGTTCTGCTTATATTACCTCATTTGTTTCTGGGGCGGGCGGAACCGGCACTTATCAGCTCAGCGCAACTTACGCTTCAGCTATAACCAGCGAATTGATGACTTCAACGGTTTACACGCTTTGGGAGCATGAGACCGGTACAGATCAAACTTATTTGACTAATGTTAACGCCGTTTATTCAGCTATCGAGACCAATAGTTTAGGCTGGGTAGGCGGTGGCCCAGGAAATCGTCAACTTTCAGGTGACAATAAGTGGATACGCCTTGAGCGGGTTGAACCCGATTTCAATATGAGCGGCAGCATGAATTTGATTGTTACCGGTAAGGGTTATGCTGATGATGTTGATGCGCCTTCAAGCGCTTATAATTTTTCATCAACAACACTTAAAATCGACATGCGTGAACAACGTCGCGAGATGAGATTACGCTTTGAGAGCAATACTTTCAACGGAAACTATGAGATGGGCAATATATTGTTAAGCGCTGACTTCGGTGACGAGCGCGGAACGGGTAACCCATGATAGTTTATGATCCTCGCAATATGACTTGGGATTATTGGTGCGCGTTGATGGCTGAACTTTTCGCCAGCAACCAACTCGGAACGGTTACTGAAGATAATTGGCGCCTTTGGGCAGACGGCATGCAAGGCATCGGTTATTTTGTTGAAAGTGGAGTTCCTGATCAACGCGGATTTAAAACTTGGCAAGACTGGGCGGCAGCGCTGGTCGGCATTATGAGGATAAACCCTACAAATGGCTGATGATTCTTCTCAATCCGGAGCGCTACCTTCAGATGGCGCGTCGTCAAGTGCGCCCAGCTCAGATGCGAGCACGCTGGTAAGTAATTGGTTCGCCGCGAACCCCAACGCTACAAACGATCAAGCTGCGGCAGCGGTTCAGGCTTACGGGGGCTTAACCCCTGATTTAACTTCAGCTCTAGCCGCTCATTACGGTACTGATACCGGAACAATCACTTCAGCTTATAATAATTTTCTAAATAGTCAAACCCCTACGGGAGCTTCTGGAATTACGGCAACTAATGGGGCGGCAACCGGAGCTACTGCTGGTTCCGCTACGGGGTCGACTACAGATACGGGCGCAACGGGCTCAACAAACACAGGGACAACCTCAGGGGCAACCTCAATAACGGGATCAACCGCTACAGCTGATTCAGGTTCAACCGCAAGCGCAAACTCGGGAGTAGCCGCTTCTACAACAGCAGAATCAACTACTGCGGCCTCAAGTTCTGCGGCATCAACTTCTGCCGCCTCAAGTTCAAAATCAACTTCAGACTTTTTGAGTCAATATAACAATCAAACTCAACAGGGAATAAAAGTCGCAGGGTTAGACTCTGTAATGCAACAGGTCAATTCAGGTGCAAATGCAAATGACCTTCTTGACCAAGGTTATGAAATTTTCGGAGTTTCATCATACAAAGATGCAACTGGAAAAACAATCAATGCAGATCCTAATACTTATTTTGTAAATAAAGCCGACGGTTCAGGCGGCTCATTAAATTATTTTTTCAAAGTTGACCCTTCAACTGGGAAAACAATGGCTATTGATAACCCCAGTCAAAATCTAACATATACGCAAGGGTCTTCAGGTTCAGTAGTAAAAGGCATTATAGGTGACATCGGTTCAGCTATTAACTCTTTAGGTCCTCTCGGTAAAATTGCGGTTTCAATAGGTTTAAATGCGGTTCTTCCTGGAGCGGGTGAGCTCGGCTCTTATTTAACTGGTGCAGAAGCGGCTTCAACAACTGCTGTAACCGTTGGGGGAGCCGTAATTGGCGCAACCACGGGGGCTACGTTCGCCGCTTTAAACGGTACTGACATTGTAAAAGGTGCTTTGACAGGTGCGGCTACTGGTGGAGCGGCGGCGAATGCTACAAGTTTTGTAAATTCAGTGATTAACCCTGATACTATTTCAAAATCTTTAGATGGCATGTATACGCCTCAACAAGTAAGTAGCATTGTAGCCAACTCTTTTGTTAGAGCCGTTGCTGCGGGGGTTGCGGGCGGTGATACTTCAAAAATAATGAGCACTTTTACAACCGGTTTGATTGCAAACGGTTTAGGAACCAGTGCCGCAGGTGAAATTACTAATTCTTTTAAAGGTCAAATTTCAGATAGTACGCTCAATTCAATTGCAAAAACGGTTGGAAATGTTACTAATGCTGCTACAACTTCAGCATTGAGCGGGGGTGACAAAAATGCGGTGAACACAGCTATCATCGCATCGTTAGCAACCTCTGGCGCTCAAGCAGCGTTGTCAAGTTCAGCTAGCACATCAGCTAATTCAACTTCAGGAACCACCACAGTTGACAAAACTAAACAGTACTACGATTACGCTATTAGTCAAGGAAAAACACCGGAAGAAGCTAGTCTTTTCGCTATGGATCCTACAGGAAACTTGAATCCTGTAGGGTTTAATTCTGCTAACGCGAAAATTGCAACTGATGCGAGCTCAACTTATCTTGCACTAGTTAATAATCCAAATGCTACTCAACAGCAACTTGACGATGCCTATGCAGCTGCGCAAAAAGGCTTATCACAAGCCATAACGAATGAAATTTCAAATCCGAATACTGTTTTGCAGTCGTTGGGTGATAACTCTTATTTTGATCCGACCAATAAAACAGTTTGGTATCAAGACTCAAGTAATAATTGGCATGCTTCCGACGCGACTGTCAATAAAGACGGAACGGTTTCATATGCTCAAACGGCAACTGACGGAACGGCGGGGGG